AATGATATGAAAGATTTATTCGATGGGTCTTTAGGTGTAGTTGGAGTTAAAGGAACAGTTAATGTTTCTTCTACCGTAGGCATCGCTGCTAATGGACAAGTTAGAGCAACAAGTTTTACAGGAGATGGGTCAGGTCTTTCAGGAGTTGTAACAATTCCAGCATCTACACAAATGGTTTTTTATCAAGCGTCAGCTCCTTCAGGTTGGACACAAAATACAGCGACCTCTTTAGCTAACTCGACTTTAAGAATTATTACATCAGGCACTGCGGGCACGGGAGGATCAGATGCTTTTGAAACAGTTTTTGTAGGATCAAAAGTAACCACAGCGTCAGATTTATCAGTAAGCTCTTCTCCTTTAAGTGTAGATGCTTCAGGAATTTCTGCTGGAGCTACAACTTTATCTGTTCCAACTATCGCCAGTCATAACCATACAGATAGTTTAGCCCTTGAAAATACTATGCCAGCAACTCCTAATGGATCTAACGAAGCAAATATTCCGCTTTATGGACCTATTAATCCAGGAGAAAGCCGAGCACCAAGTTCCTCAACTGGAGGAGGAGGTTCTCACACTCATCCAGTTAGTATAACAGCTGCTTTATCAGGCAACTTTGTTGCACCAGGAGTTCAATTTGCTATACCAGCAATGAACATTAAACACGCCAATGTTATAGTGGCGGCAAAGGATTAATTATGGCTAGCACCTTTTCAGATAGATATAAATTAGAATTGATGGAGACAGGAGCCAACGCTTCAACTTGGGGAGATGTAACTAACTCAAATTTAGAAACAATTGACGCTTTTACAATGGGCTATCTTTCAAAAAGTGTAGCTGGTTCAGCTGATGTAACTTTAACAACTGCAAATAGAGATCCTTCTGCTGAGTCTTCGAACAAAGTTATTGAATTTACAGGAGCTCTTACAGGAAATATTAAAGTTTTTGTTCCAGCTGTAGAAAACGAATATATATTTTTTAATAATACTTCAGGTTCTTTTAGTTTAACAGTAGCTCCAACAGGACATGCAGCCAATGGAGCAGTGATAAGTCAAGGAGCTCATACAATTCAATACTGTAAGGGAGATAGAGTAGTTGATATTTTCGCTGGATCTTTGAGTAATTTAAAAGCTCTTACTAAAATTGACATAGGAAATAATATTCACTTATACGCAAATGGTGTAGTGGCTGCTACAACTTTTTCAGGAGATGGATCAGGATTGTCAGGTGTAGGAGAATTTGCTTCAGGAACTAAAGTTGCTTTTGTTCAATCGAGCGCTCCAACAGGTTTTACAATAGATACAACTGCTGCTTTGACTGAATCCGCATTACAAATCGTAACTGGTTCAGGGGGAGGCACAGGAGGTAGTGACACCTTTACTACTGTTTTAAGTGGTTCGAAAAGTGCAACCAATGCTTCTGTACCAATTAGTGTTTCAGGAGTTAGCGTAGACACATCAAGTTTAACCATAGGAGCTACAACTTTATCTACCCCAACTATCGCAAGCCATACTCACAGCGCACCTCTTGGTACTGCTGGGGGGTCACCAAGAAGTAGAAAACCTGTTGGTTTTAATGGTTATGGTAAAGGAGCTGGCAGTTTTTCAAACTCAATGGACTCAGAAGGAGGAGGAGGATCACATACTCATCCTATTTCAGGAAGTGGTGCTTTAGGGGGAAGTATTGCAAATCAACCCGTTTCACAAGCAATTCCAGCAATGGAATTAAAATATGTGGACGCAATAATAGCGAGTGCAGACTAATGGCAAGTACATATTCAGATCGTTTAAAATTTGAACTTCAAGAAACAGGGGCTAATGCTTCTACTTGGGGTACAAACACAAATAATAATTTAAGTTTAGCGGATACTTTTGGCGCTGGTTATCAATCTATTTCTATAGCTGGTTCAGCTAATGTAACTTTAACTACAGCAGATGCTGATCCAAGCACTCAGTCTTCTAATAAAGTTGTTGAACTAACAGGAACATTAACAGGAAATGTTTATGTATTTATTCCAGCTGTTGAAAGTAATTATACTATTTTTAATAACACTGCTGGATCTTTTACAGTCAACGTAGCTCCAACAGGTCATGCAGCTAATTTAGTAGGAATTGTTCAAGGTGGGCATACCATTGTTTATAATAATGCTGACAATAAAGTTGTTGATATATTTGGTGGAACATTAGGATCTCCTAAAATATTAACCAACTTAACAGTGAATTCTACTGTAATGACCGCTGCAAATGGTCATATAACAGGAGCTTCTTATACAGGTAACGGAGCAACATTAACTAATGTTTCTTCTATTCCTTCAGGAACAAAAGCTGTTTTCTTTCAAGCGTCTGCCCCAAGTGGTTGGACTCAAGATACAACTGCCGCTTTAAATGAAGCTGCTTTGAGAATTGTTGTTGGATCAGGAGGAGGTACAGGCGGATCAGATACGTTTGGGAGTGTTTTTAGTGCACCCAAAACTTCTAATACTCAAACTATAGCTTTAGGAAGTGGAGCTGTTTCTGTTGCTTTACCAGCAGCTTCAGCCGCTGACACTACTATAAGCACACCAACTTTAGCTGCTCATACACATCGAGCTTATTTTGGTACACAGATTCCCGCTAGTGGTGAGAGTAACTTCAACAAATTTGTTAGTCCTGTTAGTGCGGTTACTTTTAATGCAACAGGAGGAGGTGGAGCACATAGTCATCCTGTTTCAGGATCGGTTTCTTTATCAGGCGATGCTACTGCTACCGATACAACTTTAACTGCTTCAAATTTTTCAATAAAACACGCTAACGTAATTATCGCAGCAAAAGACTAATTGTCAGGCAAAATAGAAATATTTAATAATTTTTTTTCCGAAGAACTTTTTAAAAAGTTAGTGAAACAAAATAATAACAATTGGGAAGCTCGAGATTTTTTTCATTTATATAAAGATTGTATAGAAGATTTGTATACTAAAGAATCTTTGAATGAGATAATACAATTCACTGGTAAAAATTTTATTTTAAAAAGAGCTTACTCTTTAGGAAGTTGTCCTATAACAAGTAATCTTATAAGACATTGCGATACTCATGAAAACTCTTCTCACACAGCGTTACTATATTCCAATCCTCATTGGAACTCAGAATGGGGATCAGGAACTTTTTTTGGCTCAGACAATCAACATTTTGTTCAAGCAGCACCGAATAAATTAGTCTTGTTTGAAACTAAAGATAATTGGCACCACGCCAGTCCTTCAAATATGAATGTACAAATGTGGAGATTTGTTATAGTATGGAAATTACATTATGCCAATATTTGATCCTGACGGTATCTGCCCTCTTTTAAATAAGAAATGTATTAAACACAAATGTGTTTGGTATAATATGCTACAAGGAAAACATCCTCAAACAGGATCCAATGTTCAAGAATGGGGATGCTCTATTGCTTGGCTTCCTTTACTACTTGTTGAAAATAGTGGTCAACAAGTTAAAACAACTGCTTCAGTAGAATCTTTTAGGAATGAAATGGTAAAAGCTAATATGGTAACTTTAGCCATGGTAGAAAAGCAGAATCGTGAAAAAGACGAAAAAAAAGAGGAATCTGGTAGTATTTGGTCTAATATTGCACAAAGTCAAGAAGCTATACGAGATGACGAACCTGATAGTATTTTAGAAAGTATCCAGTTGCTTCAAGGTAAGAAAAATGTTAAAAAAGATAAAACTAAGGTAAACAAAAATGGCAATAACAATAAACAACGTAACAATAAATAATCAGCTCAGTATTATATTTGATGCTGGAGTTAATACTTCTAACTCTAATAATGGTCCTAGAGACTATTCAGGAGAAACAGAAGCAGATGTCACTATTGATGGAGTAGGATATTTTAATATCGCTTCTTCCGATTTAATTCCTTCTGAAGTTCATGCACTTCAATTTAAGCCTGGCGTAGGAACAGGACATATTGAATATACTGATCTAAGAGATAACTTAGTAATTGCTAGTGAAAGCGATATTCCAACTTGGGCTCAAACTATGGTCAAGAGATGGAATGGAGAAAAAGTTTATAAAGAAACTTATGCTACAGATATGGCTGCAAATATAGCAGCGGGTCAAGATGATGACACGGCAGCAGCTAACGCAGTTATAACAGCGACCGCAGCAAAGAACGCAATCCTTAACGCATAAGTGAAAATCAAACACTTAAATTTAACATCATACGTCAAAAAATATGACAATGCTTGTTCGCCTCTTTTAATAAAAACAATTAACGATATTATTTATGACGCACCGATGGAAGATGCGGCAGTTATAGGAGATGAAGATAATAAAGATGGACTGGTCAGTAAAAAAACTAGAAATGCAAAACAATTAAGTTTAACAGACAAGACGATAGGTACTTCTGTTGCAAAAAGAATTATTTATAATGATGTTTCAAGATTAATAAAAAAAATTGAAAGTCAATATATACAAGAGTTAGGTCTAGCCTATAATGCAAAAGAGTATACCATGGAATTTCTTAGGTATGATTCAAAAACTAAAGGTCATTTTGTTTGGCACTCAGACGCTTATGCGGACGCTCCGAGACAATTAACAATGTTATTAGGGTTAAATGATGCCTATACAGGAGGAACCTTAAAGGTTTTAAATGATGACTATTCATTTAAGTTAAAAGCAAATGAATTAATTTGTTTTCCTTCTAATTTTATGTTCCCTCATACAGTAGAGCCTGTTGAAACAGGAGTAAGAAAGGTTGCAGTATTTTGGACGCTATAGAATATTTTGAAAAAAACTCTTATGTAATTATTAAAGATATTCTTCCAAAAGAAGTAACTAAATTTATATACAACTATTTTGTTATGAAAGGCTGTACTAATCAAGATTTTAGCACTAGCTTAGAACAAAACGAGGATATTAGTTTAAAAGCGTGTTATGGTGATTTAAACGCTGAAACAATATGTTCTTTTTTAAACCCCACCATTAATTATTATGTAAAGAAAGATTTATGTCCAACATATACTTATTCTAGAATTTATCTTACAGGTATGGATCTTAAAGCGCATAGAGATAGACCCTCTTGTGAATACTCAATTACTTTAAATTTAGGAGGAGATCCTTGGCCTATTTATTTTGGAGAGAGAGATGATAATTCTGATTATCATTACCCTGATATGCAAAAAGAAAAACTTACAAAATTAAAAATTTTAAACAAAGAAAATTGTTTATTAGAGCCAGGAGATGCAGCAATTTACATGGGAGAAAAGCTTTGGCATTGGAGAGAACCTTTTGAAGGAGATCACTGTGTCCAAACTTTTTTACATTATATAGATAAAGAAGGAGAACATTATCCTAAACACGCTTATGATGGTAGACCTAATTTAGGTTTCCTTAAAAAATGACCTTTCAAAAAGAAATAATTAATTTAGATATAACAAATAAATGCACTCTTCAATGTTCTTTTTGTGAAAGACAAAAACCTGTCTTTAAAGATTATCGTTCAAGAACAGAAGAATTATCTTTGGAAGATTTTAAAAAAATAGCTAAAGAAATAAAACACATTAATCTTTGTGGACAAATAAGTGATCCTATATTTCATCCTGATATATTAAAAATGATAGAGTTTTGTTATAAAAACAATAATTACATGGAAGTGCATACAGCAGCCACAGCCAAAAGTAAAAAAGAAGATTGGTATATTAAAGCTTTTAAAAGTAATCCTAATGTTTTTTGGTCCTTTGGAATAGATGGGCTACCACAACAAAGTTCTAATCATAGAATAAATCAAGACAGTGCTTTTTTATTTAAAATAATGGTTATATGTAATTCCATGGGTATGGATTGTGAATGGCAATGTATAGTTTTTGATTACAATGAAAAAGATATAGACAATATTAAAAAGATGGCAAAGGTCATTGGAATAAAATTAAAATTAATTCTATCAAATCGTTTTG